AAATCAAGGAAAAGGTTAAAAAGACGACTTGCCGAAGAAAATAAAAAAAGAAAAAGAGAAGCTCATAAAGCCCGAAAAAGAGCTGGAGAGCTTCAATATAATACCAGCTCCTGAAGAAATGGCGAGGCGGGATGATATCCTAGCCAAGTCATACAAGGATTTAGTTTTCTTTGGCCGAGCTTTTCTGCCTCGCGATTTTCTACTCAAATCATCTACTCCCGATTGTCACTATCTAGTATCAAAAAAGCTTATATCAACTAAACCCGGACAGCGTATCTGCATCATCCTCCCCCGTGGTTTTGGGAAATCAATACTCTCCAAAGCTGCTATTCTGCATAAATTATGTTTTTCTCCCGATGACAGCCAGAATTTCATAGCGTGGGTATCAGAAGAACAGGGACAGGCTATCGACCACCTGAAGTACCTGCGCAGTCATTTTGAGGATAATAAAATGATAAAGTACTATTTTGGTAATATGGATGGCGGCAGCTTCGGAAAGCGTTGGACGGAGAAGGATTTAGTAACACCCAAGGGTGACCGGGTAATTGCCAAAGGTACCAGCCAGAGACTTCGAGGAAGGGCCGAGGTAGATGTGCGTTATACCGGTATCATCCTTGATGACTTTGAATCTGAATTAAACACTAAAACCCCTGAACGCCGCCGGGAAATCAAAAAGTGGGTGGTTTCTACAATATATCCCGCCCTTGAGGAAACTCCGGGCAATGAAGGCTGGATATGGTTAGCCGGTACTATTGTCCATTATGACAGTTTTCTACAGATGACTTATGATGGGTATAAGAAAGCCATGGAAAATAAGCGTTCATATCCTTGGGACGTTATATTCCACAGGGCTATAGAAGAGGGCAAGTCCGTTTGGCCCGAGCAGTTTTCACTTAAAAAGCTTAAAAACAAGAAACGGGAGTTTATTGAAGCTGGTTTAGTGAATAAGTTTGCTCAGGAGTATATGAATGACGCTCGGGATATAACTAACGCTGCTTTTAAGATTGACCGTATTCAGCATTACAATGGAGAGCGTAAGCTAATGAACGGTTTTAATTACATTGTAGATAATGAAACTATAACCCCCATTAATATTTACATTGGTGTTGACTTGGCAGCCACAGCTACAGCTACATCTGATTATCAGGTTATAATGGTTATGGGTATAGATTCAAGCAGTAACCGTTATGTGCTGGAATATTTCAGGGAACGCATACCGACATTCGATGTTCCTCAGAAAATAGTGGATATCGCCAAGAAGTATGCCCCTGTAAGGCGCGTAACCATAGAAACAGTTGCGGCACAGGAGATGGTCAGGGATATGGTTACCCGCATGTCTGCCAATGAAAAGAGATTAACCCCCGGATTATTTAAAGGTGTCAAGCCGCCGGCTAGGATAAAGAAGGAAGATAGGCTTGAAACAACACTAGGGCCGATAGTAAACAGTAAGAAGCTTTACATAAAAAGAGAAATGACTGAATTAGTGGATGAATTCTTTGAACACCCCAAGCCTCGTAACGATGACCTCATGGATGCTCTTTATTATGCTGACTATTTTGCCAGAGCCCCGAAGTCAACCAAAATGTCAACCGATGACTTTAAAAGTAATAAAAGAAAGACAAAGAAAAGTACCGATAAAAAACTATACAACTGGTTAACCGGAGCCCGTTATTAAAATAATTTAAAAAAGACTTGCATCTATATAATATTATGTGGTAATATTATTTGATGTAGTTTAACTACAATTCCTCGCTTTTGACAAATGTACAATAATACAATCTAATGCCAAACCTGCCTAATTTCCGTAGACAGGCTATGGGTGATGTGGTGCCAGCCATGTTAGAGCCCGGCGAATTCGTAATAAATAGAAAGGCAGTCAATGCCCTTGGTGTTGATAACCTCGAAGTATTAAATGATGCTGGTGGAGCTCACAGCGCTATTGACGAGCTGATTGCCTCCGCTACAGTAGCCAACTCTTTACAAAACGCTAAACCCCCGCATTTTCAACAAGGTGGCCCCGTTGGTTATCAAGAGGGTGGAGAAGTTGGTATGGGTTTAGAAAATTTTATTAGCAGGATAGCTGGTGAGAGAGAGGATGTTACAAGAGCTGGAATACGGGATATTATGAATAGAGTAGCATTCCATGAATCAGCAGGTACAGGAAGAACAGATTTAGCACAATACGGTGGCGGTCCGGGTAGAGGAGTTTATCAATTTGAAAGAGGAGCTGGCCAAGGCGGCGCTACTGCTGGAAATAGATTAGCAACCCAGTTAGGAAGCTATGATATGAAAGTCCCGAAATGGCTTGAATCATTTAATAAATCTGGTAAAGGTGATGTATCAGGACTTACAAGAAAACAGCAGGATATGTTGTTTGTTGGTAATATGATGCAGCATCCCCAAGCAAACATGGGTAAGGTTGAATCAGGGGAAATGGATTTGGCAGATTTTTGGCAGAAGTATCATCAAGCTGGTGGAGAAGGTGTTAGAGATGCGAGGATGGCTAGTTTTGAAAAAAGTATGGGTAAATATCCCGGTATGCAGCAGGGTGGTCAAGTTGAACAATTGGAATATAGAGAGCCGCAAGTTCAGGGTAATAATTTAATGGGTATGTCAAATGACAGGCGCGTAATGCCGGTATTACCTCCTGATGAATATGTAATGCGTCAGGAAAACGGAGAAATGTTAATGTCTAAACAACAAGTGCCAAAACTATCTCCTGCTTATATGGCTTCTTTTGGTATGGAAACACCATTGTCTAAAAGGCAAAGAAGTTTATTACAGAGAAGGGCAATTAACCCTGAATCAATAAGTCCTCAATTGCACGGGTTGCTTGGTAAGGTGCTCTTGCAAAGATTAGAAAATGAGCCAGAATAATGGTATTAGAAACAGACCAGAGAGCAGAGCATAACCAAGAATTATACCGTCGTTGGAGAGATTCAAGAGCTGATTGGGATACAGAGGCACGTTATGATATTGATTTCTTTCTTGGAAATCATTTTAGTTCTGATGAGATAGATGACTTACGCTCCAGAAATCAGGCTGATGTGCCTATGGACAGGATTGGCCCGGCAATTGAAAAGTTTAAAGCTGTTTTAACCTCTCGTCCCCCGGCATTTACAATTACCCCTAGAGAGGATTCAGATGTAAAAGCTGCTTCATTATGGCGGGATATTGTTAGCTATGTATGGGAAAACTCAAGTGGAGATGCCCAGTTAAAACAGGCTATCCATGACTATGCTACGACAGGTATGGGTTATTTGTATGTTTATATTGACCCGGAATCAGATTTTGGCAGAGGTGATGTAAAATTTAATTGTGTAAATCCTTTCAGAGTTTATGTGCCGCCAGCTACACGTAACCGCTGGTATGATGACGCTGAAGGCGTGATACTGTCTACAATATTGACTGGTGAACAGGTGGTAAGCTTGTATCCAGAACTTGGTTCCCATGAGAATGAGGAGAGCGGCGAGGAAGAGGATGGACTTATTCAGGATTTGGATACTTATATAGATGAGGATTATCCAAGTTCGCAGAATAAGAACATGCGTAAGGTATTCACACCTGCTGAAGTTGACAGTTCAGATTATTTCGAGAGACAGAAGTATCAGGTTTTGGAAAGATTTTTTAAGATAAGGGTAAAGTTTTATCGTGTATTGGATATGCAAAGTGGTGAAGAGGTTATATTAAGCGAGGAGGAATATATTGGTTTTATTGAGGACAACCAACAGCGTGTCGAGGCAGGACAATATGAAGTTATACCAATAGAACAGTCACGTATAAAGGTTTGTGCATCTATTGGTCAGATAGTGCTTTATGAATCAATCTTAAATACAGAGCATTATCCAATTATCCCAATGCCTAACATATGGACAGAGACACCATATCCCAAGTCAGACGTTTCCAGAGCCCGCCCCATGCAGCGTTTATTAAACAAGTTATGGTCACTGGCACTATCACACGCGCAGGCGTCAGCGGGACTAAAGCTACTGGTTCCCCTCGGCAGTGTTGAAGATGTTGGTCAACTGGAACGGGATTGGGCTAACCCAAATGCCGTTATAGAGGTTGACAGTTCGCAGGGTGAGCCGCATTTTCCAGCACCCCAGCCGTTAGCAGGTGAATTTTATAAACTAATACAGCAGTGTGAGTTTTATATTGACTTTACTTTTGGTTTACCTGAAATGATGCACGGGTTTGCTGAAAAGGCGCCGGAAACAGTAAAAGGTACGGAACGCATGATTGCGCTTGGAACAGAACGCCCCAAGTCTAAACTGCGCGATATTGAATTTAGTATTAACAGGCTTGGTAAAGTTATATACAATCTTTCTAAAGGACATTATACATATAAGAAAATATTCAGGCTGGTGCAGGCTAATAACGATATTACAGAAGTTATGGCAAACTACTATGATGATAAGATTGGCGCCATCCTTGATATTAAAAAAGAACGTCACAATCTCGGTCAGCATGATTTACGCATAGAACCCGGTTCTACATTGCCCACTAATAAATGGGCGGAACTCGGGGTATATATGGAAGCTTACCAGATGGGTATTGTAGACAAGGTGGAAGTATTGAAAAAGAATCCAGAAATATTTGATAAAGAAGGTATCTTGCGTCGCACAGAGGAGAGGCAGCAGTTAATGCAGCAGGTTCAGGCGATGCAGGAACAAATTAAGAATTTGGAGGGAGACCTCCAGACAGCCCAGAGGGAGTCTGTGCATGATAGAAAACGGGTTGAGGTTGAGAAATTTAAATCTCGACTCGCAGATATTGCATCAGACGCCAAATCTGACAGGAGAGTTCAACTAAATAATCTACAAAATAAGGTGAAGCTCGAAGCGGAGAAATTAGCAAATGTATCAAAAGAAGCTAGTTCAACTCCAGAAGCTTAAGAGACATCTGAAGGGACAGATAAAATGGACGTAACACAGACACAGGCAACACAAGACACTGGCGATATTGAGGTAACCGATATGGATATCGTGCGGGAAGTAGTACGGGAAGGTCCGATAACTGAAGAACCGGTTTCTGGAGAATCTGTTGATTTTTCAGCACCCGAACAGGAAGTTATTAGCGAAACGGTTCCGGTAACAGATTGGGAACTGGAAGCTA